ATAGGTAATCACTCGATTGTTTTTGCACTGACGTGGCAAATGCCCTGAACTGACCAAAGTTCACCTTAAAGTCGTCTGCATTACCTTTCAGGCGGTATTCCTTGTCTTGAATGGTAAGGGTAGGAACGACCGGTCCAGTCATCGCCTGAGTGATACTTGTTATCTGCTCATCCACCCATTCCAGTGACATATCCACCAGTTCGTCCTCGGTGAGTTCCGGGAACAGAATAGAGAGTATCCGCAACTCTCTCTCGTACCTTGGTGTTTCGGTATCCTGTTCTATTTTTATTATGTCAGAGAACTGACTGATATTGATGTCGTATAAAGTTTTATGTTCCATAACCTATATATCACATCTTACGTTCCCTTTTTCAAAAAGTCATATGTCCGACATATCCTTCAATTCCTTGGAACGGGAGAGTAATTGTTTCATTTTATCGTACAATCTTATTCCTGTCAACCGGAAGAAGTTCTCGTCCAGTGATGTCACCTCTGCGAATAGAAGTGTCATTGTTATTACCTTTGTCATAAGAAGATTAATTGTGAAAATACTCTGTAAGAACTCACCGACCAACCACACATCCATCATATAACCGAACAGAAGAGTACCTTGATATAATAGCATTTTAGTAACAACGTTGCTAAATTTTCGCGAGGAGAACTTTTCTTTCCTTCGCTGTGATGCACATATACCAAGTATTGTGTCTGCGACTATCGCCAATCCTACAAGTGCTATAAGGGGTGCAATAGGTAGGAAGAAGGTAGATACCATCGCCACCATTGTCTTCAAGTAGAACTTCCATTCAATCATTTCTGTGTGTGTTATATTTTAATAGAATGCTAATCCTATATCATCATTGCTGCTACGGTTGGGGTGTATATCAGTTGAATTATTGGTCCGGTACTCAGGGAACAGTGAGGCATTCTCACATAGAAAGTTGGTGATGCGCTGCGAATAGAAGTCAGCTTCCTTTTCGAGGTCGGTCTTAAGGTAGCGTATCTCTTCCAGTCCTGCCGGATCGGAATAGTCACCACGTTGGGTCATAACCCCCTTGTTCTTTATCTGGTAATGGATAAACGGTAAGGACTGTGCCAACACCCGGTAAGCCAGTGCAGGACGTATAAGATTGAGCAGTCTGTTCTCGTCAGCATTGGTAGTACCTGCAATCACCTTGTCCTGAATGTGCTCGTAGAAGTTACTACCAAGAATGTCCTGGATGTACGCATCCTGAACCGTATTCGCCTTTGCCTTGACAAGTTCCCACTGTACAAGGTTGTTCATTTGGGTGTTGTCCTTTATATATTGTTCGCTTATGAATAGTACTCTTGCCATAATTATTCTTGTATTTTATTGTCCGGTGCGGTAGCCACAACAGTTGCTCTCTCGTCCTCCTTGAGGTCAAGAACAAAGTCGTTCAAAGTGATGGTGGCATCGATCTTACGACCCATCAGTATCTTGGTGAGTATATGTTCTATTTCACCTCTTGTCGGTTCAACGACAGTCTTACGGAATATTTCCAATGCGTTCAGAAGTTCACGTGGATTACCAAGTGAGTGTGATGTCTTGATACCAAGTATGATAGGATTGATCCGGTGGGCGTGACATATGTTACGTAGTGCCTGTTCGGCGGTAACAGTATATTGGTCGTCCAATGCGGTCGGTTGTAATGTGGTCACCTCAGGTGTATTCTCCGGTCCGTCTGCAAAGTATATCATACTTTTACCAGTGCTTTCTGGTCCGGTGAACGACTCACGGAACTGGTCAACTATCTTACGTTTTGCCTCAGGTGAACCGGGTTTCTGTTTGAACACAATAAGCTTGGAAGGATTTGTGGAGTTCTCAATTGATGACTTATGGAACAGTGATATATTACTGTCCAGTTTTATCCAGTTGGTAGCAGAACTGTATTGCGGGTGAGGATACCATTTCATACCGGGTGTCCTTTTTACAAAACGTAAAACCTCACATTGGTTGGTGGAGAACTTGTCATAAACAGGATATTCCTTGATAGGGAATCGTCCTATATCCTTCCAGTCGAAAGAGTAGTAGAACTTGTGTATCTTACCCGGATTGCGGAGGTCTGTTCCAACCCTTACAGTGGATGGTTCGAGTCTCTCTACCTTCAACCATTCCGTTTTATCGGCATTCCAAGTAATCTTTAAATATACAACAGAATGGATTATGTAATCAAGGGTGATGTTCTCAATGAACTGCTGTAATGAGCTGTCATCCTCTATCTCGTGTTCCAGTTGCCTCACCTTCACCTTGGCTGCCAAAGTGGGTGTATCACTGTCGAATTCAATCGTATAACCTGCTCCACATATCATATCCCTCTTGAGATCGCATATGGCAGAATGTATGGCAGACGACTGATACATATCATTTATTTTATTGGGAAACAGGTTGTCATCACCAAACCACACGTACCTGTTGTTGTAATACTCACGTGGTAATGCCTTATCGTACTGGGCAGCATAGGGCAACGTGTAGAACTTGTCCTGTACAAGTGATTCTAATTTCGGTTCTTGGATGATGACCGGGTTGTCCTGCTTTGTTGCAAATAGTCTTTGGAATATGCTCATTTTTTAATTTTTAGTTTTGAAAATCGGTTGGTGGGTACTCAACATAGAACCTTCCCAGTTCCAGTACTTGACCGGAGAATAAAGGAGGATTGTCATACACCTCGTAACCCATATAGTCACCCCATCCTTGTTCAAGGTTGAGGGTGACTGATTGTGTCTGTCCATTGGCAAAGTCGGGTATGATGATGTCAATACCACCTACGGAGAATGTGGGACCGGAGAATGTACTTGTCACCACGTTCAACTGGTTGTACCTGCGAGGCAACTCTGATACATCAGGCGCAAAGAACCATACATCATCCTTACCATCCTCGTCATACTTCAGACGTATGACATAGGAAGGATCATTGACAATGGATTTCTCCCCAAGTGTCAGACGGTATGACATAGTGGCAGATTGAGTGAACTTGATCATATGGTTAATTGTCCTTAAACGGACATATATATAAGAAAAAAGGGCATCTGTCCGGATGCCCTTTTTTCTTCTGTATTTGTTACTATTATATACCGAGTGACAATACAACTGTGTCGTCCAGTACTGGCATCATCTCACGCTGCTCTGCCAAGAAGGTCAGAGAGTACTTGGAGTTGTCAGCCTTAGCCTGTCCCGATCCTTCGCCAACACCTGTAAGGTTAGCTCCGGTCTCGTGACCCATCAGCCAGTATATTCCGTTGTTGTCCTTAATTATAAGTAGGAGGTTCTGTTGCCCTGCACCCATCAAAAGGATGGCGTTACGCTTGGCAAGGTCTCTGCGACCTATCATAGCAGACAATGTAATGTTGTAAAGGGTAGTACCGTTCACAAGGTCAATGTTAGCCTCTTCTGTGTAAGAAGAAGAATCCTTGTTCACCTGTATCTGTACCAGGTCACAACTTACTGTGAGACCGGTAGAGAATGTACCTATGTTGAAGGCAGTAACCTCACCATCGACAACTGTAGTCTCTACAGAGTCATACGGTATCGCCCAGATCTTATCCAATCCGCCTATCGAATTGTCGCAAGATCTTTCTATTGTAGTTAAACATCCGCAAAATGCCATTGTTAATTATTTTATTTTATAATAGGTGTCCGGTCGAATAATAAGACCGGACACCTTATTCCACATCAATTTTAGGGTTTGTGGAAGTAAACCTCATTCTTTCTCAGAACATCGAACTTCACTTTCGCGTCCGTTCTAACACCGATCTGCCTCTTCAGAATGGTCTTCATAAAGTCAACCACGTTCCAGCCCTGAGTATCCGCCAATAGGTCGGTGATGAACAAGAAGTTGGAGGTCTGACCTGCAACGATCACATCATCAGATGCACCCTGTATCTCAACCATTTTCTTACCCTGGAAGTTCAGCTCACCGAGTGAACCAAGGAAGTACTGACCGCTTGCCTGATTGTCAGAGATAGCGTCCATAAAACTTTCCATCACGTTGGTAGAAACCATAT